GGTGATGATACCACCGATTAACATAGTCAGGTACGTGGTTACGATTACTCCGACGATTATTTGTTTGTGATTGAATTTACGTTTCATAACTGGTAATTTAATATTCAAATATATTATCGGTACAGGATCGTGGTTAGTCTGTAAAACGGCGGGCGGCTCTTTGCTATACACGCTGCGCGTAGTAAATACCTGAAAAGTCACAGGAAATACAGGGAAAAGTCAAAACATCCGTGCGGATCCAGGAAAATAGGGGGAACCCGGTAAAAATAAAATGATTCCGGTATTGCGTTATGTAGTTAAAAATTAGTATATAACCCCAAACCCCTAAATATCTGATACTTTTTTTCAAAAGCACCCCTTAATTTATTTGGGTACATAAAATATGCGACGGTAGCTTCTTAAGGTATATATAATAGTAGGCAAATGTCACCTCTACACCTGTAAAAACGGTAAAAAGTGTGTGAATTACTATTATATACAAAAAAAGAATTAGATGGGTAAACAAAAGTTGTCTCCAGCAGCCGCAAAAGCTAAGAAAGAGCGTGATTTGAGGTATGCTAACAGTGATGACCGCAAGAAGAAGCGAGCAGATAGTCAGAAGAAGCGCCGTGCAGCTAAAAAGGCTGGTAAAAGCATAAAAGGCAAAGACTATGACCACTACACTGGCACTTTTGTTACATCGCATAGGAATAGGGGAGGTATGAACCCCCGTAGTAACGGAACAAAAAACGAATAACATGCCCAAAATAAATAGTTATCCAAGAATTACATCCCCGCAAAATGATGATCTTTTATTGATATCAGACCAAAGTGAGGATTTCGACTCAAAAAGCATATCGCTGAGTCAAATATCAGGCGTTGTTAACTCAGGGAAGCAAAACCAAATAACATTAACAACATTAGGTACAGACGGACCTGCTACTTTTGTGGGTGATGTACTAAATATACCTAGATACACTTCAAGCGGTGGAGGCAGCGGTAGCGGTACAATAACAGATATTGCAACAACTGCACCTATAACGGGAGGGCCTATTACTTCAATTGGAACCATCGGTATAACGCAATCAAGTTTAACAACTGATGGGTATTTATCGTCTACAGATTTTACCACATTTAATAATAAACAGAGCACAAGTCAAAAAGGAGCGGCTTCGGGCTATGCGCCCCTTGATGCAAACCAAAAAGTTCCCTCAGCAAACTTACCAGATAGCATAGTTGGAGCGGTTTCATATCAAGGAACATGGAATGCGCAAAATAACAACCCGGCTTTACCAACCCCAACAACAGATCAAGGGCATTATTATGTTACAGAAGTACCTGGTACATATTTAAGCAATGTATATTCAGTTGGTGACTGGGTAATATCAAATGGAACAGTATGGGAAAAAGTTGACAATACTCAAAATGTTAACTCCGTGTTTGGGCGAACGGGTAATGTAGTTGCGGACGCAGGCGATTATTCAACATTCTATTTAGGTATTAATGACGGCTATACAAATGCGGATGTAGACGCGCATTTAAACAACAATGGAAGCGCTGCTAATAATTCGTTGCTATCTTGGACCGGAACCGACTATGCATGGGTATCACAAGGAACGCAAGGCTTTGTTACCTCTGTAAATAGCCAAACTGGTACAGTCACCCTTACTACAGACAATATTACGGAGGGTAATAGTAACTTATACTACACAGATGCTAGAGTAACAGCAAACGCAAGCGTAGCTGCAAACACAGCTAAAGTATCTTTCCCAGGTTTTGGAACTGCAGTAGGTACAGCGCTTGAAGGTAATACAGCTGTTGGACAAGTGCAGTCGCTTACAACAACCGGAACATCAGGTGCAGCTACATTAACAGCTGGTGTTTTAAATATACCACAATACTCTGGAGGTGGCGGTGGAGTCGGAGGCTCGGGCACTGCAGATTATATACCTATATGGTCAACTGGATCTACAATAGGCAACAGTGCTATATATCAAGATGGAACTAACATTGGTATAAACACCACGAGCGTCAACGCTGCATTAGATGTTAATGGTAATCTTAAAGTTGAAAACACCTCTACTGCTGCTGCTTTTTACCGTCAAAGGTCATCAACAACTGGCACGTCACAAATTGTTAAAATTGGAATATACAACCCTTCCGGCGGTATACAAGATAATTTTGGTGGAGGTATAGAATTTTCTTTAGTTGAACCTACAAACACCGGTATTGCGGCTAGAATATACGCTGTAAGAAGCGGCGGCGATTCTACGGGTACTTTAAGGTTTTGGACTGGATTAAACGGTGGTGTCAATACTCTTAACATGGTTAGCACTGGTCAACTAGAGTTACCAGGCTACGGTGGTGGCTCATTTACCGGCACTGCTACAAAAAGTTTAGCTGTAAATGCCGGCGGCGACGTTATTGAAATTGACGTTGTTCCAACAGACCTTGTTTCTGGTACAACAACAGGAACTGGAGGCATTTCAGCCGTGACAGAAATAAGAACACTTACCACATCGGAGTACGCAGGTATAACTCCTGCAGCAGATGTCCTTTATATAGTAACATAATATGGGTGATTTTAAAATAGGTACAACAAGACCGTCAGTAGGTAATATTCACCTTGGAGGCAGAAATGTATATGAAATTTACAGGGGAGGTAATAAAGTATGGCCATATTGTACTAACATCACACCCGGCGAAATAACAATTCCGGAAACAAGCCAAGTTTGGGATAATAAAAACTCGGTGGTTACAGCAAGAACAAATGGCGGTAATATACCTATTGTAACTAATCAAACTGACTGGGTTAACGCTATTAGCTCAAATACTCCTGCCGCTGCATATTGGGGCTTTAATTCTGCGAACGCGGAATATGGGCTTTTTTATAATCAACGCTGTTTATCAGTAATACAACCGCCAACCGGTTTTAGATTACCCACCGGTAATGATGCACAATCACTTGTTAATAGAGGCCCTTCCGGCACAGAATTGTCCAATAATGATTGCGGCTTGTGGCCTCCTGAAATAAATGCAAATCCCGATCTTAGCAATGTTGCGTATAATCAGCGGGGGCGAGGTTTTTTGCAGGTAAACTCGGTTAATAATGTTACCTTTGTCGGAACAATTGGATCAGGCTCGGGAGCATACAGTAAAAGTTACCTTTGGCACACGAACCAACCAACCCCTCCATCATACGGAATGGCGTATCTTGGGTTTGAGTACGACGGCTCTCCTACGCCTGCTGAAATTGATAAGACGCTAGGCACTTACGTTACAGGTAGTGTAAGTCAAAATAAGTTTGGTTTTAACATAAGATTTGTTAAAGATGTTTCTAATACTGGTATATATGGATCGTTTATGGGTTCTCCTGATGACACGCAAAGTGGAACACCTAATATATATACACAAACTACTCAATCTTCCTTTAACACTAGCAATAATCAACAAAATAGAGTAGCAACTTCTTTAATTGTAACACCAACATTTAATGAATTTAGATTTAAAGCTAAGATTAATTCTGGAAGCTTTACAATGAATTCCGTGCAAATATTTGCATACACTGATTCGGCTAGAACAAATTTCGCAGGCTCTACTGCATTATGGAATGGGCCTCAGGCAATGACGAGCTCATATCAAGACCCTTGGGGCCCTCTTACTTTCCAATATCCTAGCAATGTTGGCGGAATATTTTTTATGAAAGTTGTATTTAATTTAACTTCAAGTGGTCAGCAAGGATATCAATTAACTTTAACATAAATGGCAAAACTTAATAATTATAAACCTATTCCGGGTACTATTAACGACTATGCTATTGGTTGCGATGCAAAAGGTCGCTCAAAAAAAATACCTATTATTGATATAGCTCATATTGTTAACGATGCTATAAACACATTAGACAATTTTTCAATAAGCAATTCAGACAACGAGTATACTTTAGGGTGGGCAAATAACACTCTAACAGTAGACGGACCTAGTATTGCTAATGTTATACTTAGTGTATCTGGATCAGGACCTGTTAAAAGTGTTACTACAGATAGAAGCACAGTGCTTAGCTTAAAATACGAAGGCGCCGGTAATATTGTAGATGCTGCTAAAAAATATAAGTCGAGTGTTAATGACGCACAGTTTTTAGTTCAAGATAGAGTTAGTGCTACTGTAAGTAAGCTAGACATATCAAAGCTGCCATATACAAATAACGAAGGTACAGTAACAAGTATACGTATTGCAGATGATTTAGGAACAGCCTCTACTATTACCTCACAGGGTGCGATAAACATTAAAGGTGGTAATGGTATTACAACCAAAATGGTTGGATCCGACTTAACAGTTGAGTATCTCGGAAAAGTCGGGGGGACTGTTAACAAGGTAACATCGCTTGATGAGACAGCAATACTCACTAGTATATCACAAGATGGCAGCGAAGTATACATTCGCCCTGCAAAAGTACCATTTTTAAAAGCAGGTAGGTATGATTTTGCAAGTGTAACCGTCGATCAGCTAGGTAGAGTTACAAAGATTGAAGACCAAAAAAATGAAATCGACGCGCTTACAGCGCGTATAGAACAATTAGAATCACAAATACAAACACAAGATGAGTCAAGCACTGATACAAGCGACTGATGCTGTAGCTGTAACTCCGAACGATAGTTCAGACCTTACGAATGTAAGCGTACTATATATAGGCGTTGGGGGTCATGTTAAAGTAACAACCAGAGCAGGAACAGATATTACATTCTACAATTTAAATAATGGGCAATTCGTACCAGTGCAAGTGAGAAGGGTGTTTGCTACAGGCACAACAGCTACAAACTTAGTAGGTATGCCGGTTAAAGGGTATCTAAGATAGTATGGCTATTCACAATCAAATGGGGCTAATTATTGACCAAGATCTTTATGATCATGGCAATCAAAACTCCCTTGAAATGATCACCGAAATTGGCACAGCAGATCCGCCAATTGAGATTATAGCAGAAGAAGGGTCATGGCCTCCAGGCGACCGCTATCCAACAATGATAACAGAAGGGTACAATGATTACCTGCATTATACAAATAGACAATAATGGCAATAAAGTTTTCGCAGTTTAACGAAAGAACCGACCACACGTCAGGCATGTATTTAGTTGGGTACGATGGTAACCAGAACATACATATTACAGTTGATAATTTATTTGATGACTTTATAAATGGTACAGAAAATACCATTACAATGTTTGGTACAGACGGTACTGTGCTGACTGATTCCATATTATCGCAGGATGCCGGTGCTACTATACTGACGGTATCGGGTCAATTAAATGTAGATGCAGCTGCAACTTTTGATACTAGTATTACAGTTACTGGGGACAGTACGTTAAATGGAAATGTTACATTAGGTAATGCAGGCGCCGACTTAATAACACAAACAGGTACATTATATTTAAACGGACCTGTAAAAGATACAACCGACACTTTAGGTGTAGTCGACCAAGTGTTGTTATCAGATGCAGCCGGGGAGCTCACGTTTACAGATTTAGCTGATCTGCATGTTGGTGGCGCTGAAGTTGTGGAGTTACCTGTTAAAAACGTACAAGGTTCAGCACTTGTAAAAGGTGATCCTGTATATATATCAGGTTCAGTCGGTGCTTCAGGTAGATTAGAAGTGCAATTAGCAGATGCATCTAACACTCTTAAAATGCCAGCGGTTGGGCTATTGAAACAAGACTTAGCTAATAATGCACAAGGCTTTGTTGTAGTAACAGGTAAACTTAGAAACCTAATTACAGATCCAATCGACGGTGTAAACCCAACAGAAAACGATGTTATATATATAAAGCCAAGCGGCGCGTCTGGCGCTGCGCTTACAACAACAAAACCTGTATATGGTAATTTTATACAGAACATAGGCAAGGTTGGTAGAGTCAGCACGTCTAACGACGGTAACTTTGTTGTATCGTCTATACTTAGAACAAACGACATACCTAACCTAACACCTGGAAGACTATGGGTTGGGTCTACAGGCAATACAATTGAATCACAAACATTGTTTGTTGACGAAGCAACCGGAAGGTTAGGAGTCGGGGTTGACGCACCTTATTCTGAGCTTCATGTAAGAAGTGATGGCAATCCATTGGCAACTGTAGAAAGTTATCAATCCACGGGTGGTAATCTTCAGGCTGCAATTGTTAGTGTACGTGCGGAGGAAACAAGCACCAATACTGTGAGCAGAGGGACTATTACAATACATGGGCCAAACAGCGTTAACACGACGGGAGCTAATAACTTTGCAATAAAAAACCATACAAATGGGGGGCAAGTAGTTGTAGTGACTAAAAATAGTAGTGGTGCAACTAAATTTCCAGCTAGATTTAAACCTGATGGAGATATTCAATTTGATGAGTACGGATCTGGTGTGTTTACAGGTACAGGTGCGTACAATTTGTCTGTTGATAGCTCTGGAAATATAATTGAAACAGCTGCAGTTCCAGCGAATATTGTAGAAACTATTACAACTACTGATGGTACTTATATAAATCTTACACCAAATAGCGCTACAGATGGAGATGTAACAATAACCGCGGATCTTTCAGCTGTAGATGGTGCTTCTGATGCTACAACTAAATTTTTAAGCAAAGACAACACTTGGGATGTTCCTTTTTATACCACAGTAACTACTACGGATGGCACCTTTATAGATTTAACACCAAATGCTGCAACAAGCGGAGCTGTAACAGTAACGGCTGATTTAAGTGCTACAGGAGCACCTGACGCTACCAAATATCTAAGAGGTGACAACACTTGGTCAGCTATTAGTGGTATATATTCTTGGGATATATCAGACGGCACCAATAACGAAACAATTATTAACGGCGATACTGTTACTTTTTCAGGTGATACATATATTACAACAACATATACTGCTGGTAATAATACTCTATCTATAGACCACGATGATACGTCTAGAACAGATACGGCCTCCGCAGATTCTCCTGGCTACGGCGGTACGTTTACAGTTGTTGATTCGGTATCGACTAATGCAACGGGCCACTTAGAAGCTATAAATGTTAAAACCGTTACAATGCCATCCGCTGATGATACTAACACTACTTACGACCTAAGCGGGTATGGAACAAATAATGGCACAGCAGGGGTCCAATTAGTTGGAAGCGATAGTAGTACTGACCAAGTTGCTATAACTGGTGCAGGCACCACATCTGTAACGCATTCTGGCAACACGATTACCGTAACCTCAAATGACCAATATACCGGAACGGTAACCGGATCCGGAACTGCTAGCATATCAGGTGGTCAAATTCCTTATTGGGACGCAACAACAAATATAACAGGAACTTCTCAGCTTAATTACTCAACTGTATCTGGTGGCACTATTGGTGTAGTTGGTATTGGTAACAGCTCTACTTCGTTTGGCAACTCTAGATTAGTTGTAGGTAGTGGTAGTGGTGGTTCGCTAGTCACACTATACGGTGGAAATAACAGCATTAATACAATTGCTTTTGCAAACGGCACTAGTGGCAATGCGCAATACAGAGGCCAAGTTAGATATAATCTTCAAAACGATAATTTAGAGTTTATAACAAGCGGAAACACTTTCTCTAGAGTATATGTAGATTCAGCTTCTGATCTTAACTTAGTAGAAAGAGCTTTAAACTTTAGAAACAGCTTTCCAAATGCAGTAGGTGCTTATGTAGATTTGCCTACAAATAACCAGTTAAGTATAGGTACAAATGGAAGCGAACGTATGCGCATTGATTCAAGCGGCAATGTTTTAATAAACAGAACAGGAACGTCAGGATTAGGAAAACTTAATGTGGAGGGTGGCGCCGACTTTACAGGTGGCAATGTTTTACTTTGTAGAGATACAGGCGCGGTCGGGATTGGAACGTCGAGTCCTGATGCTTTGTTAGATATTGGAGTTAATAATATAATAACATTAGATGACACAGGAAGTTCAACAGGTTTTATTGGTATGGGTTCATATAATGATGGAACTAAAAATAGAGCACAAGGAACTTCTTATTATGGATTTGGTTTAGAAATAGATAGACCTAACCAAAATATAAGTTTTAATTCTTATGATTCTAACGGAGCTCTTACAGCAGGAACCAATATATTGGTTTTAAAGCGCACAGGCAACGTTGGTATTGGAACGTCGAGTCCGATTAATGGAAAGTTACAAATTGACTCAACAGGCAATCAAATATCAATAGAAACAGGAACGTCTGGCGATGGTCGTTTACACATTGGTCATTTCTCAAATGGTACTTTTATTGGTACTTATGGCGATGATGGTGGTGCTGCTGACATTATAAGGTTTGGCACTCATAGTGGCGATGAGAGAATGCGCATCAACTCCGCAGGCAACGTTGGTATTGGAACTACTAATCCAAGTGGAAACAAATTTCAAGTTAACCAAACTAGCGACCAACAAGGAATTGCACTAAGCGCTTCTTTTAGAGGTTCATCAAAAGTTGAGTGGGAAATGTCAGGCGCTAATAACGAAGGGCATACTTTCCTCCACGACAACGGCACTAACAGATACTCAATGTGGTATTCAAGAAGGGGTCAACAATCTTTTTATACTGAAAACACCGAACGTTTGCGTATAGGATCTGCCGGGCAAATAGGTATTGGTGGTGCTAACTACGGAACATCAGGACAGGTACTTACATCTAGTGGATCAGGCTCTGCACCGTCTTGGCAAACGCCTACTACTGGTGGTATCACAGGTGTAACTGCTGGAAGTTATATGACCGGTGGGGGTACAAGTGGAACTGTTACTTTAAATGCAAATGCATCTACTAGCGCAACAGCTAACACTTTAGCTGCTAGAGACGGTGCTGGAGATATTACTGCGAGATTATTTAGAGCTACTTACGGAAACCAAAGCACTATATCCGGGGCAATAGCTTTTAGAGTTAACAATAGTTCTGACACTTACACTAGATACTGTAGTAACCCAACTGCTATAAGGACATTTATAGGTGCGGGCACATCATCGTTTAGTGGTTCATACAACGATCTATCTAATAAACCAACTATTCCAACTAATTACCTTAGAGATGACGCTTTTGATTCAGGTATTGGTTTATATTTACAAGGAGGATCTTTTAACGCAGGAACAGATACAGTTACTGCTCCTTTGGTTATAGACGAAGAGGATTTTATATATACAAAAGACGGAGGATATCTTCGTAAATTAATAGGTAAAACTGGTGATCAAATTCAAATTGGTCAAGGTGGCACAAGTCTTATTACCAGTATAAACTTTTTGCCAGGCACTGCAGGTAATAGCGCTGTTAAAATAAATAGCAATACAGTATGGAACGCGGGGAATGATGGTGCAGGTTCAGGGCTAGATGCTGATTTACTTGATGGTCTTCATGCCACTGCGAGTGGGAACAGATGGGGCGTTGTGCCAACTGTTGGCAGTTCAGGCGTTTTAGAAGCTGGTAAGTATATTGATTTTCACGAATCAGATAGTCACACAGGCGATTATAATTATAGAATAACGTCTTCAGGCGGAAGATTATATTTATCAGGAGATCTTGAAGTAGACGGTGGTGATATATATATAAACGATAGCAACACACACCTAAAAGAAGGAAGCGGCAATTCTCTTAAAGTACAAACGAATAGTGGATATGTTGAGGTAGGGGCACAAAATGCATCATATGCACATTTTACTACAGATAGAGGTGCGTTTTATTTTAGTAAAGAAGTACAAGTTAACACTGGCATTATTAGATCTTACGATGAAGATTTAAATCTAACCAGAGCAGGCTCGTCAACGGCTAGACTTAGAGTAACATCCGGTACAACTTATTCAGATCAAAATCTCACCATATCTAGCACCGAGGCTAAAATAAAATTAACTGCAACCAGTTCGAACCCATCAAATATTATTCAAGCTACGCACCCGGACGGTAGTGCGTCACCTCCTTTGGGAGAGTTAAGATGGGATAATAATCCCGGTGCTACTAGTATGAGACTTATATATTACAGTGGCTATAATGAAAATTCTTTAAAATTAGACGGTTCTAATTTTGTAGTAAAAACTGGAGGTTCTACACGCATGCTCATCAATTCAAGCGGTAACGTCGGCATTGGAACTACTAACCCGAGCTCTGCTAAGCTACAGGTTGAAAGCACCACAAGCACAACTTCATCTGGAATAGTAAGGATTAAATCTCTAACCGCTTCAAGTGGACCTTTTGTAAGAGTAATAGATTTTGTTAGGTCTAATAATTCAACTAGAGGTTATGTAGCTATGAATCCGTACTCGGTACAATACAACAGCACCTCTGACTACAGGCTAAAAAGAAATGTAACTCCAATGGAAAACTCCATTGATAGAATTAAGTTACTTAAACCTAGTAGATTTAACTGGGTGGAAGGCCCTGACGACTATGTAGTAGATGGATTTATAGCTCACGAAGTACAAGATGTTGTTCATGAGGCTGTTAGCGGTGAAAAAGATGCAGTAGACAAAAACAATGAACCTTCTTATCAAGGTATTGATCAATCTAAACTTGTACCACTACTAACCGCCGCTTTGCAAGATGCAATCACAAAAATAGAAAATTTAGAAACACGAATACAAACATTAGAAAATAATTAAAATGACAGTAACTTACGAATGGAATTGTAAAACAGTAGACGTACACCCAACAGAGGGTAGTGAAACAGATGTAGTTTATAATGTTCACTGGGTAGTAACAGGAGTTTCAGATGAGCTAGATCCAGATGGTAACGCGTATCGATCAATTAGTATTGGTACACAGACCGTACCTTTAAATCCTGAAAGTGAATTTATCCCTTTTGAAGACCTAACAAACGAAATAGTAGTTGGGTGGACTAAAGAGGCTATAGGTGAAGAGCAAGTCGAAGCTATAGAGTCTGGTATAAAAGAATTTATTAATCAAGAAATAAATCCAACCTCTGTAACCATGACAATAGCGGATTAAGTAAAAAACAGTAAAAACCAGTAATATATAACATATACCCTACTCGGGAAGAGTAAACCAATAATTAATTAAAACCAAAACCTATGACACTGTATTATAGAACCTATTCTTGGGGAACATCATCTCCAAAAATAACCGAAGAAGAAGTCCAGTTTTTAAATCATTTAGTTGATAAAAAGAATTGGCGAATTGTGCAACTACCAAATGGATATTTTCAAACCGAATACCTTAATCCAAATAAAGATAACGATTGGGTCGACGTAACACGAAGAGAAACTATTGGCGGTGCAGAAGCAGCTATTGACGCTTCAGTAGAGCACTATACAAAAAGACTCGATTTCGCAAAAGGACCTGTAGTTGTAAAAACTTTCGAATAAGACATTTGTCTAATCTAATTTAATATAATTTAATATGTCTGACGCAATAGTTAAGAATTTAAACTTTGGAAGCGATGCTCGCTCTAAGGTTTACGAAGGTATTGAAAAGCTAACAAAAGCCGTTAGTTCCACATTAGGGGCTAGCGGTCTTAGCGTAATACTTGAAAACGATAAAGGTAGACCGGTAATCACAAAAGACGGTGTAACAGTAGCAAACAATATATTTTTGCGTGACCCTGTTGAAAATATGGGTGCAACCCTTTTAAAAGATGCTGCTAGAAAAACCGTACAAGAAGCCGGTGATGGAACAACAACCGCAACTGTACTTGCACATGCGATTCTTAAAAATGCATACAAAGCATTAGAGCAAGATAGCTCAAGAACACTGAAAGAAGGAATTGCAAGTGGGGTTGAAAAAGTAATTGCATACTTAGAAAAGATTGCAATACCAGTTGACGGTGATATGATTGACCAAGTAGCAACTATATCTGCAAACAATGATAAAGAACTTGGTAAGCTTATAAGTGATGCTTTTAAGTATGTAGGCAATACAGGTGTGGTTATCATGCAAACTACAGATGAACCTGAAACAACAATAGAAGTTGTAGACGGTGTGCAATATGATCAGCCTCTTAAATCTAATCACTTTATAACAAACGAAAATATAAATGCTGCAGAGCTTGACAATCCTTATATATTAATATCGGAATCACCAATTCCAAATATACGTAGGATTCAATCAGTACTGGAACATGTTATAAAAAAGAATAAATCATTATTAGTAATTGCAGACGTTGAGCCCCAAGTGCTGAACACTCTTGCAATGAATAAAATGAAGGGCAACATAAAAGTCAACGTAATTGATTTACCAACTTACGGTATAACGCGTAAGGAAGTCATGCAGGACCTTTGCATGCTTACAGGAGCTAAGGTTATTAATGAAGACCTTGGGGACGATATGGACCTCGTGGATATCGAAATGCTGGGTACCTGTGTTAAAGCAGTCACTAATACAGAAGAAACTGTTTTGCAAATTAAAAGCAAGTCAGAAGAGGTTGAAGAAAAAATTAAAGCAATACAAGAAGATCTTGAAAAGCCAATGATGCCAGCTGCAAAAGTTAGGTATGAAAAAAGGCTAGCGAGACTATCTGCAAAAGTTGCCGTTGTAAAAGTCGGTGCTAATTCGGAAGTTGAGTTAAAAGAAAAGCGTGATAGAGTTGAAGACGCTATATGTGCTACAAAAGCCGCGATTAAAGAAGGTATAGTACCAGGTGGTGGAATAGCCCTTTTAAATGCTGCACAGAAAATAAAAGCTGTCAGTAAAGGCGAAGAACTATTTTATAAATCAATTAAAGCGCCTTTCTATACGATACTTAGCAATGCAGGTATTGAAGAATTTGAAGAGCCTACTATTAAAGGCAGAGGGTTAAATGTTGTTACAGGGGGTATGGTGAATATGATTAAATCTGGAATTATCGACCCGCTACTTGTTACTAAAAGCGCTCTTCGGAACGCGGCTTCAGTAGCCACAACAATCATATCAACCGATTGTGTAATTAATAACGTTAGAGTAGAACAGTTATGAAAGCAATCGGGCATTACTTAATAGTAGAAAAAGAAAAACAAGGTTCACAAAAAACAGAAGGCGGTCTGCTAATTGCAGAAAATGCCCGTGAAGATATAAGATACGCAAAAGCAAGCGTAATATCAGCGGGCGCCGATATAGTTGGAATAAAGGCTGGCGATGCTATTTATTATGATAGGCACGCCGGCCATTCCATTGAACTTGAAAATAAAGTATACAATGTAATTAAAGCGCAGGATGTAGTCGTTATATTATGAAAACAATAAGGGCTTCAGATTTGCGTGACTCAAACGTGTTAAAGCACTACCGTATAGTTAGAAGATGGGCGTGCAGAAATTACGGAATAAAAGACGCAGATCTGGAGCTTCTTTTATTTTTAGACTGTCAAGGCTTTTTTAGCAAAAAAGATTTTAAACTTAATACATATGCATACAGCTGGGATAATAATAGGTTCTCACGACTTCTAAAAGAAGGCTGGATAGTATTATGGCGAAGAGGTAACAAATCAGACAGCAAAGGCAGTCTATATAAAGTATCTTTAAAAGCAACACAGCTATTAGCTCGTGTTTATAGAATACTTACAGGTGAAGAAGATATCCCCAGCAGCACAACACAAAGTGTAATTAAAAGTAAAGCGTATACAGACAGGATGCTTCAGGTTGCGATAAAAAGAATAAATAACGATAAAGAAAGATAGCTATGGCTTATACAAAAAATCCAATAATGCGTTTGGGTAATCCTCAAATAGATCCTATGACAGGGCAGCCAATGCAAACAACAATGGTACCTCCTCAAATGGCACCAATGGGCGGAGGGTTTACACCTCAAGTTCAGCAAAATATACAAGGTATGGCAGGGTCACCTGAAATGCGTCAATATGCAGCAGGCGGTATGAATGCACCTTTGTTTATGAAAGATCAAACAGGCGATGGCAAAATTACACAAGCTGACGTTATAAAAGCTAGAACAGAAGGTTATAAAGAATAAATAAATAATTATGAAAAAACAACCATTAAAAGGCGGAATAGTAGGAGAGTCTCACGTATGGGACGGACCTATCGATACATCAGGTTTCCCTATGGGAAAAGGTAGTAGTTCAGGTGCAAACGGTATGCAAATTAAAAAATACCCTTGCAAGTCTTATGACTTAAACCCACCTATTACACAACGAGCAAAACAATAATTATGTACGTTCAGCACAGCTCACCGTTCACTAAAAAAGGCGATGCTCCATCTAGGAAGAAATCTAAAGGCTATTACGCTGAAGTGAAAAAAGATGGCGGTACTGGTTCAGATGCCGGGGGTGGTATGACAGAAAAAGGCGTAAAGAAATATCGTAAAGATAACCCGGGCAGCACACTATCAACTGCTGTAACAAGGGATCCATCAAAGCTTAAAAAAGGAAGTAAAGCGTGGAAACGCAGAAAATCATTTTGTGCACGATCTAAAGGATGGAAGTCTGAAAGAGGCAGAGCTGCACGAAGAAAATGGAATTGCTAATATGAAATATAAACCGTTTACATCAAAACACTGTACACCTTCAAGGTTTACAAGTCCATTAATGCAAACTGATGCAGTGGAAAAAACAAAAAAAGTAGGAAAATTTGCGGCAAAGCAAGGTATTAAGCAAGCGTTAAAATCATTTGGGCAAAAGGCTGTGTCTACAGCTTTTGGTGTAGGTGGTATGTTGTTAAGCTCCCAAAAAGCTTATGCCGGAGGTAAAAGTAATATGGATTATGCAATGGAGCAATATAAAAAAGATTATCCAGATGCTAAAACAATTAAATCAGTAGAAGATCTTAAGTAATGAAAGATAGAGGCTTAGGTGATACTATAGCGCGCGCTACTAAAGCTACAGGCATAGATAAGTTTGCAGAACAAGTTGCTAATGGTTTAAATATACCAGGTGGTTGCGGTTGTAAAGAGCGTCAAGCATATCTTAATAAAGTTGTACCATACGCTAAAAAATAAATTATGGCTTTTAAAATGAAATCTGCTCCATTTAAAATGGATGAAACTCCGGTGTACTATGTAGACATGGAAGAGGGGGTTTTAGGCAAAGCTAATAATAACGGCACAATAATAGTAGATGAGAATTTATCGCCATTAGAAGCTAAAGATGTTATTAAGCATGAAAGAGTGCATATAGATCAAATGCGCAGAGGTGATCTTGATTATGATGATAAAAATATATATTGGATGGGTAGAATAATACCTAGATCTAGCATTAAAGAAGGTGATAAAAATTTACCTTGGGAAAAAGAAGCTTATAATAAGTCAAAAAAGTAAAAAATAGGTAATAATAATAATAATTAAAAACAAACAAATGGCATACAAACAATCGCCCATGAGTGTACTAAAAGGGCAAATGAAAAACAAAGCAGCCGGACTTATGCTTAAAGATAGCGAATCTGGCTTAATGATGAGGGGTGCAAACCTAAAGAAAAAAAAGCCTGAAATCAGTACTGGTAAAAAAATTCTTAATACTGCAGGGCAACTTGTAAAAGACGTAGGTTATCAGGCGTTAGACATGATAGCTCCTGATCCTAAAAGAATCTCAGCTGCAACATCAAGAAAAGACAGACTTAATATGCAACTAGTAAAGAATGCGGAGCAAAAAAATTATGACATTTCTAGGGATCGTGTGGCAAAAGGCGAAACATATTTTAGCGCAGCAAATGCTTTTGACGACTCTGGCTATGGTAATATATTTGGGATAGGTAAAAAATCTAAAAGAAATAACCCTGGATCTTTAAAAGATAAAAATATTCAAAAGCCTACATTTATGCGTTAATTAATTTTTTAAACAATGAAAAAAGTAACCATTTTAATTTTATTTATATTTATCACATGCAGTGTTATTTTAAATTTATTTAACACAAAGCTATTTTATATGGGACAAAATCATTATGATATAATGGCATATGTTTTAGGATTTAGCACTATTTTTTTATTTTTAGGTTGGGCTTACAAGCTGGCTTTAAAATTATTTACTAAAAAAATTATTTAATGAAAAAACTTTTAAGTCTTTTATCAGGTGGTATAATTAAAGACGTAGGTAATGTAATTGATAAACTTACAACTACAGATGAAGAAAGATTAGCTGCTAAACAAAAGATTCAAGAGTTATTGGAAAAAGCAGATCAAGACGCACAGACACAGGTGACTGAAAGATGGAAAATGGATATGGAATCAGATTCATTTTTATCTAAAAACATTCGGCCACTTGTGCTGGTGTATCTTACATCTATATTTACTATTCTAGCATTTGCGGATGGTAATGTAGGTGGATTTGTAGTAGCGGAAGATTATATCCCAATTTTTCAATCATTATTAATAACAGTATACGGTGCGTATTTTGTTGGGCGCACGTGGGAAAAATCAAAAAAATCCAACAATAACAATTAAATTAAATCAAATGTCGAAAATTACAGATGAGCAGTTAGAAAAGTTACATAAGCAACAAACTGCATTAAATTCATTACTAAACAAGATTGGTATCGTAGAGTCTCAGAAACACGCACTGCTTCACGAAATTGCAGGTGTAAATCAAGAGACTGAAGAGTTCAAAGCTGAGCTTGAAAAAGAATATGGGCCTGTTAACATTAATTTACAAACAGGCGAATATTCTAAAATAGAGGAAAATGAAGCTGATAAGGAAGATTAGTATTGGGTCAGACTATAAGAATGACGCAATGCATTATTCAGTAGGTCAGCAAGTGTATGGTGGACATGAAATATCTGCCATACTATTTGAGGGCGAGGATGCTTCGTACAATATCTATATTAAGAAAAACTCAGAGGTTTTGCCATGGAAGAAATTTAACTCTAACATGGCAATCTCCGTTGAGTACGATCTTGAGTACTAATGAAATCATTATACCAATTTATAGTTAAACCCAAAGGCGAAAGATACAATAATACTAAAAAGGTAGGCGACACTAGCCTACTACTAAATACAAGTATAGAAAGCTTTCGTCACATAAACAAAGAAGCTATAGTCATTTCGACTCCAGCAGCGTTTAATACCAATATAAATATAGGTGATACCGTTTTAATACATCACAATATATTTAGAAGATGGTATGACATGAAAGGAGCCGAAAAGAATGGAAGTATGTATTTTAAAGATAATATGTATTTCGTTAACGTAGACCAAGTTTATGGGTATAAAAAAAATAACAATTGGGTTATGATTAATAATAGATGCTTTATAAAGCCTATTAAAGAAACAAGCTCATATTCAAACGAAAAAGAGCAAAAGCATATTGGTATACTAAAGTATAGTAATAACGTGCTAGAAGCACTTCAAATTAACCCAGGCGACTTGGTTGGCTTTACGCCTAGTAGCGAATGGGAATTTATTATAGACGATGAGCGTCTTTATTGTATGAAATCAAATGATATAGCTATTAAGTATGAACGTAAAGGACACGAAGAAGAATATAATCCGAGCTGGGCAAAAAGCGGTTAATGAATTAATTCGCGTTGCTGAAGAACAGATTATAACAGACACTGAAGACGACCTTTCAGCTGACAGACTTAAGAATGCCGCGGCCACTAAAAAGTTAGCAATCTTTGATGCGTTTGAAATATTAACACGCATAGACGAAGAAAGATCATTATTAGAAGGTGAGAATCAAGCGGCTAAAGCTAAATCATTTAAAGGCTTTGCAGAAGGTAGATCAAAATGAATTATGCACAGACGCTGTTTGAAGTTCTGCCCGATTATATAAGCAAGAAAGTTCTTAATAAAAAAAATAGGTATAAGCAATGGAAATACGGCTACGATAAAGAAAGTGATGTTGTAGTTATAAGTAAGACCGGTGAGATTGGAGATGTGTATAGCATACAAAATCTTAAGATAGCTTTACCAAAAATATCTGATCCGTATAAATTTAAAAAAAATACGTGGAATCAAATAGACTACCCTAAAGAACTTGAAAAAATAAAAAGTGTATTTGAGTGGAACCAAATGCCTGAATACTTTAAAGAAAAATATTATGACTATATTGACGAAGAGTTTAAACGCCGTGACCAGGGGTTTTCATTCGTTAACAAAGGCAATCCTACTTATATTACTGGCACTCATTACATGTACTTGCAGTGGAGTAAAATTGATGTTGGCGCAGCCGATTTCAGAGAGTCAAATAGGCTTTTCTTTATATTCTGGGAAGCGTGCAAAGCTGACCCGCGTTGCTACGGAATGTGCTATCTTAAGAACAGACGATCTGGATTTTCATTCATGGCATCGGGAGAAACTGTTAACATGGCTACAATATCATCCGACTCACGGTTCGGTATATTGTCCAAGTCCGGGGCTGACGCTAAAAAAATGTTCACCGATAAGGTTGTACCGATATCCGTCAACTACCCATTCTTTTTCAAACCCATACAAGACGGTATGGACCGCCCAAAAACAGAGCTTGCCTACAGAGTACCAGCGTCGAAGCTTACCAGAAGAAAACTTGATCAAGGTGAAAAGCCGGAGGAGCTCGAAGGGCTCGATACAACAATCGACTGGAAGAACACGGGGGACAACTCGTATGACGGTGAAAAGCTCAAACTCCTCGTACACGACGAATCGGGCAAATGGGAGAGGCCGGACAACATTTTAAATAACTGGCGAGTTACAAAAACAACACTTAGATTAGGGTCTAGAATTGTAGGTAAGTGTATGATGGGCTCGACTTCAAATGCATTAGACAAAGGTGGAGCAAATTTCAAAAAGTTATACGAGAATTCAAACGTTACTAAACGAAACCGCAATGGACAGACTAGCTCGGGACTATATTCTTTGTTTATACCTATGGAGTGGAACTACGAAGGATTCATTGATACTTATGGAAACCCTGTCTTCGATACACCAGAAGAACCAGTTGAAGGGCCATATGGAGAGCTTATTGACCAAGGGGTAATTGAGCATTGGCAAAATGAAGTTGATGGTCTTAAAAATGACCAGGACGGCTTAAACGAATATTACAGACAATTTCCAAGAACAGAGCAGCACGCTTTTAGAGATGAAGCAAAAGAGTCTTTATTCAATCTGACTAAGATCTACGAACAGATAGATTATAACGAGGAGGTTCAAAATGGCATGCAGGTTACACAAGGCAATTTTCAATGGGAAGGTGGAGAACAAGA